AAACAGGAATGAAAGCATGAGAGAAAAGATGAAGAAAGATGAGTTAGATCTTGAAGTCTACACAAATATCAAAATGGCCGAGAAAAGATTCAACGGTCAGTTTTTTACCAAAGCCGCAAAGAAAGAAGCCATGCGCGATCTTAACCATGCTTACTATTTGCTTAGAGGCGAAGCGTTCAATAATTTTGCAGATGCCGTTGACCGTGAAGAATTGTATTCGTCTATGACCAATGGCATGCCTTATGACTTGCACTTAGTGCGCGAAGCAAAGCACAAAGACGTTTTTGAACAGTACGGTGATTGGGAAGCAATTGCTGAGCTTGTTCATCTTCGAGCGTTTTACAATAGTCAGAAAGTTGTGGCGAAGCCGAAAGCTGTCAAGAGCGAAGGTCACAGGACAGAGCGATCTGCTAAGCACTGGGGCCACTGTCAGATTTGCGGACGCAAGCACAAGCTGGACGTCAGGAACAATAAAGTTGCTGATCACGGGTACATAGTCGACGGTTGGAGATCTGGCGGATGCAATGGCTCATTTTGCTTGCCGATTGAATTGTCATGTGAAGAAGTTAAAAACGAAATCGTCAGGCTTAAAAGACGTCTTGAGAAATATCAGGAAATGGATCGTAAAGGCGAAAAGGTTCCCGAAGGACAAGTTACTTTTGGGCCTAGGCGTGGTGAGACTATTTACGGCGAGCCTTCAAAGTACATTCGATGGTGCGAGAACGATATGGAGCGGCTTGAGGAAAAGGTTGCAAATTGGAAGCCTGTTGCGATCGAAGACCTTGAAGAAGTTTTGTATGACGACAACATAGAAGCGAGGTCCGCGTAAGCGGGCCTTTTTGTCCTAAAAATAATTAAATTAATTTGTGCAAAAAACTATACAACGACACGGAATTAGTAGTATAATTCTTTCGTCTTAAACAAAACAGGAATGGAAATGAGATTAACTTTAGATTTAACAGGCAGAGAATTGAAAGGCATAAAATCCAGACTGAGCAACTATGATTATGGTGTTTATGATAATGGGTTAATTGCTTTGACGAATGAAATAAGCTTGTTAGCAACTGACATGGAAGAAAGGTTTATTCAATCTCAAATTGGGCCTTTGCACAATAAATTGATGGATGGAGATAAGCGACTTCAAAACGGCCAGATTGTTTGGGGATATCAGCTTTCTGATTTTGAGGCTCAGTTCGTCGAAACCTCTTTGGGTTATCTTTTGAAACGCGCAGACGCTGAAGAAGAAAAAGAAAAAGCAGAAGCCTTGAGAGGAATTTTTATTTCTTACTTACTAAAAGAAGTTTTCATTGAAGAAAAAGAGGCGGCGTAAAGCATGAATAACAAAGAACACAACACAGGATACGGTTGGGTCATCAGGCCACCAGCAAGTCTTCTTGAGAGGTCCGAGAAAATTGACGACAGCCCAGACGCTGCTTACATAGAGATCTATTATCTTGACGGCCACGATTGGGTTGTAAACTTTTACAACGAGGGTGGCACAGCTCTTTACATTCTGGGCAACGAAGACGAGTACCCATACCCTGAGTACTTCTACCGCAAGCGTGACGCGATTCAGTCAGCCAGCAAGTATCTGATGGAGGCTAGTCGGTATCCTCATCTGCAAGAAATCAAGGTGTTCGGCAAGGACGGAAACTTGCAGCGCACTATCCAACAGGTCGACGCATGGCGAAGCGCCGGTCCTGCAACTAAAGCCAGCTAAGGAGAAGCAGTGGAAAAAAAGAAAACATTGAGCGATGAAATCTCTGAGGAACTCAAGAAGTTCCAAGAGAATGGCGGGATAATCCAAGAGATCCCCATTGGCACCACCGCGTTGAAGGACAAAGGTGTCTCCAACCGAGTTAACCGTTTTAAGATAGGAGATAATTTTGCCCGTTTCAAATAAGAAAAAATATTACAATCGTGTGCGACGCACCTGCCTGTTGTGGAATATTGAAATTGTGTTTATCGGAGAACATAAAAACTATCGTAGAGTTGAGCTTAGAGTTGTGAAGGGCAACCCGCCTCACACAACTTCACAGTTGCTGGTTAGCCAGACTGCGGAGGACTCTAGTCCGCTCAACATCGATTGGAAGAAGTTCCACAATGAATTGACTGATTACGGTTTTGTTGGGGGCGTTAAGTGAAAAAGGAATTTGCAAGTATTGCAATCGCAAAGGATGTGGCCAATCGCATGGACCGCGCAAGAGACTCGATGTCTAAAGCGTTTGGTTACACCTTGTCGCGCACCCAGTTTTTTGAACTAATGATTTCCAAGATGGAAGATGACATCAGGAGCAAGGAGGCAGTTAACCATGGGCAGTCCTAAAAAACAGATTCACAACATATATGGCTACTGCCGGGTATCGACTACTGAGCAAGCCGAAAATGGCATTTCGATCGAAACCCAAAAAGAATTTATTTCAGAGTTTGTCAGGGAGAAGTTCAACCTTGAAGTAACCCAGTGGTTTATCGACGCCGGAGTGTCTGGCACTGTTCCGATTCTTGAGCGCGACCAGTGCCGCGCAATGACAGATGTCATTGACGAACATGACGTTGTGATCGCAACCAGAATTGATCGGTTATCCAGAAGCTGCAAGGACTTACTTGCGACTATACCCAAGCTTGAAGAAAGCGGGATTACACTTTACCTGTGTGAGCAGTTTGGCGACATGCCGGTTGTTTATCCTGCGGACCTGAAAGCCAAAGGTTTGAACTCGAAGTACGACATGAACACGTTGGTTAACAAGATCATGCTGATGGTGTTGTCTGCTGTTGCGGAGATGGAGTTTGAGAACACCAAGAAAAAGTTTGCCGAGGGCAAAATATCTTGGGCGCAACGTGGATACGCGATCGGAGGATCGGCGCCGTTTGGATTTCGCTTTGAGGAAGAGAAGATGAAAAACGGTAATCGCGTCAAGACCAGAAAGAAACTGGTAGAGGTGCCGAAGGAGCAGGATGTGCTGAAAACCATCCGCAACTGTGTGAAGCGTGGTTTGGGTGCGCGTCGTATCGCTAGGCAGATACAGAACACCCACCCAGAGTTTCCTGATTTTCATTATCGTAAGGTTGAGCGGATCCTTCAGCGCAAGCATCAGGGTTTGCATTTATCTCATTAATGTTCATCATATGGTTATGACTGCTGTAGAAAAAATAAATGAATCGATCGAGCGAGTAGATGCGATGCTCGAAAGAGATTTTATGACTCAGCCTGTGCGAGAAATTTTGACAGAGATAAAAGGTTTGTTGGAAAGCGCAAAGGCGGACCTTAGCTAATGGCAAACATAACCGGCTGGGGCAGAGGCACTTGGGGACAAGGAACTTGGGGTGAGCCGATTGGCGTTGAGCTAACCGGCTTAGGAATTACCTCCGGCCTCGGCAGTGTTACGACTAGGGGCGATAACAATATCGCTGTCACTGGCCTTGCTTCTACTTCTGGCTTAGGCGCTTTGACAGTAACTGGTGTTGCTAATGTCTCTCTCACAGGCCAAGCAGCTACCAGTGCGTTAGGCTCGTTGACTGTCAACGCCGCAGCAAATGTCACCCTCACAGGACGCGCAACAACTTCCGGTTTAGGATCTGTTACCGTCTTACACAACGCAGTGGTAGAGCTTACTGGGTTGCAGTTCGCAGCGTCTGTTGGCGAACTAAGCGTTAGCGCGGCAGCAAACGTCTCGCCTACCGGGGTTGCTGCTACCTTTGGGCTTGGCGATCTTATGATCTGGGGCGAGATAGACACTTCCCAGACAGCCGGTTACTCAGCGGTATCAACTTCACAAACGGCCAGTTACTCGGCCATTGATACAAGTCAAACACCAAACTATACTGAGATAGAGGCAGGTCGTGAAGAAGCGGCTTAAAATGTTTTGTATAAATAGTTGTACAACGACACGCTAATGTGTTCTAATACTCATCAAGGAGTAATGAATGGTAACTTACGTTAATGACTTACGTTTGTCGGAATTGGCCACCGGGGAAGGATCGGGAACTTGGGGTACAACCACAAACACAAATTTAGAGCTGATCGCTGAAAAATTTGGTACAGCAAGCGAGGCTCTTTCTGACGCAAGCACAGCAACTCTTACAATGGCTGACGGGACTAGTGACGCATTTCGCTCTTTGGCCCTCACTCTCACAGGATCTTTATCACAGGCTTGTACGGTCACATTGGCTCCAAATACTCTTTCCAATGTTTGGGTAATACAAAATTCAGCAGGTAACACAGTTACTCTTACTCAAGGCACGGGCGCAAATGTGGTCATACCAAACGGCGGCATACGCATGGT